TCTTTCTCTTTACAGGCGGGGCAGATATTGCCCTCTCCCTCTTGCTCGTCATATTCTCTCTCACACTCGCCGCATTTAATCTCGTTGAGCTGGTGATTAGCCCAGGGATCCGCGTCATAGTAGCTCATTGCTTCTCTGCACAATCTGGGCAGAGCTTGACGGCATAGCCGTCTACTTGTCCGGCGCATAGCTCGGCAGGATCGTAGAAGTAATCGCACCCGTAGCAAGATTCGCGGTTATTCATCATCTTCTCCCTTTCTTTCATTTTCTAGTCGCTCCGTAAGGTAATCAATAGCTACCTTGCGGGCATTCTTATAGCCGGTACCTACTACCCAACGGGGCGGAATCTCTTTGGCCTTGATTGCGTCAAGCATTGCCTGCGTACTCATTCCGCAGAATTGTAGATGATCATATTTATATGGCATTCTCTTTCTCCTTCTCTAGTAATCGGCCGTCTCTTTCGCCCTTGGCGTAGCCGTAATCGTGCCAAGCGCTCTCCAGTTGCGTCAATAGCGATCGCAATCTTTCTCTTTCTTTCGCAGGCAAGGTTGCCTTATTCGCCAGAATCGCGTCAATGTCTAGGCGGATATCGCTGCGATCTCTATTCATTGCCTTCCGCCTCTAACATCTCCGCAATCGCCTCATTTACTAAATGCGGGTTGTTGGCGTACTCTTTCAATGCGTCGCCAAGGTAATCAAGCTCTAAGTATCCAAGAGCTACACCTTGAACTAGATCCATATCCTCATAACCGATTAGGCCTAAGAATAAAGTGGCCGGTGATGGGTAGCTGTAATTGCGAGACCATTCAAAGAGCGCGGTGGTCTCTTCTGCGCCTTTGCGTGGATCCTCATAGATATCCCAAGTGCTGCGTGTTGCTGTATCCATATCTTGTCTCTTTCTCTTGTAATTGCTTGCCTGGAGCTGTTAGCTACAGGATACCGCACTCTACCGGACAAGTAGAGCGCGATATTCCGCCTCTAATCGCAATCGCGTTTGATATCTTTGCCGCAATCGACGCAGAAGATGAGAGTGCAACCGGCCCAAGCTCCGCCGTGATGGCGTAGGCAAGGGATAGACGCCTCTTCTAGCTGTAAACATTCCATTCTAGTACTCCTTTCCAGTAATCTTGCAATAGAGCCAGAAGGCTCCTTCTATGAGCTGCCATAGCGCCCAACCTGCGATCGCATAAGCTGCGAAAGTGAGCAATATGGATCCAAGATATGCGAGCTCATTCATTAGTATATCCTCTCTCTCTTGGGCATTAGCCCCCTTGCAGCACATACGGGCGATCCGCAGCTGTAGGTACGCCAGACTTCAAACCCAACGCCTGGCGAATCTTTAATGGTCACATCACGATCGCAATAGTCGCATTGCATTTAATCTTCTCTCCCGTACTCTTCAATGAAGAGGCGCTTGGCCTCTTTCACACTATACCCTATAAATCGCTTGCTTACCAGATAGCCGCCTCTTGTCGCGTAGATCGTAAACCCATCTACGCCGTGCCTTTCTATGCTTACCATTCGATATCCTTTGCAGCTTCCAGGGTGATTCGATTCAATTCGGTAAGGGCTCCATCTAACGCGTGGTATCCCTCTTTAGTTGATATGTCTAGCTTGGCGGTCTCTTGGATCCATTGATTGAATCGCTCTTGTGCGTTTGACATTATTCTTCCCCTTTGCAGCTATCTTTGCAGCAATCGCAATAACGGTTTATGTTGGCGTGGCCGCAGCTGCGGCAGATGTCTGGAGATGGCATTATTCGCCAACCCCGCAAGCCTCTAGGAATCGCAAGCGATCGAATCGGTGATTCATTGCCAAGAGCTGATCGGCTAGGCCAAGGGTGATTACATCGGCAGCCTTCTGGCCTGCCTTGTCTAGTGTCTCGCGATCTACGCGAATTGACTTTGCGATTAGCTCGTAATCTTTGCGTGTCATTGTGTCCTCTTTCTGTTAGTGGGTTATTAAGTTATGAGCTCACTCTACCGTATAGCTGCGCCCGGTCAAGCATATTTACATAACAGTTTGATAACGATTAGCTGAGAATTAGCTGAGAGCCTTGGCCTTGCTTATGTCGATATGTCGACAATTCAAAGGCAGCTAGATAGTTGAATCTTCAATCACTTTACAGCTGCGGCTCTTGATTCGGATCGCAATCGGCTAGTGAGTCGACTCTTGGATCCTGGTAAAGAGCTACAGCTGCGACCGGTTAGGGGGTCGATGGTCTGCCGGTTGGCGTGCCGGTTGGTTAGTAGCCCGCCCCACCTTACACAACAGGGCAGACAATTCCCGCCTATCTGTCTACGGTCTGCCCCGCCTGCGTCTAGCCCTGCCCTAGCCCTGCCCCGTCTCACGGAGTGAGACAGACCCCATATGCTTAATTCGCAAGCGCAGAGGGTATATACTCCCCAACAAAAAATATTTGCTAAAGTTAAAGCTGTGATCTAGCCTCTGACCTGCGGTTATATATATTGTGATACGACTCACATAGCACAATACGCAAACGGCGTCTTTTTTAGCGCCTTATATATAGTAGGGGAGTAAAGCGGGGAAGGGTCCGGTTTACGACCCAGTACGCTACGGGTGAAACCCTTCGCGTAGCCCCCTAGGGCGAAGCGAGCAGTACCACTAAATGCGGGATAGGTCTATCCAGTATTGAATCTTATATTTTGAGATAATCAGCCCAGTATTAGGAAACTCTCCAACCTAGTATAAAGGAAACATTCCGGCGGGTGAATTAAAAATTCACCTAGCAGACGACACCTCGTCAGCCCATTTCGGGCCGTTTACTATTAGGAGAATACGTGGCAGAGAATTCAGCAGATATAGCCAAGAGAATTATTCTTGGCTGTGTAGCAGAAGGTATGACCATTGACGCCGCTTGCAGCTCGGCCGGTAAGTCAATGAAAACCTATGAGTACTACCGCCGCACCGATAAGATATTTGCAGATAAGATTGATCGTACTAGGCTCGGACTGAAAGAAAAGTCCTTTGCCTCAGGGGATGTCCACGATATCGACTTCGTCGAGTTCCGTAAGCGATTCCTGCACAGCCAGACCTTTGCCCATCAGAAGAACCTCATAGATGTCATTGAGGGTCGGGAACCTAGCTGGCTCCATCCTAGTATGAAGTATGAGCCGGGGCTAGCGGCAAACCGAGTTCTGATTAACATTCCGCCAAACCACGCAAAGTCCATTACGGTCACCGTAGACTACGTAACCTGGAAGGTAGCCCAGAACCCAAACTTCCGAGTTTTGATTGTATCCCAAACGCAGCAGTTAGCTGCCGACTTTCTCTACGCCATCAAGCAGCGACTGACGCATCCTATGTATGCAGACTTGCAGAGCGCTTATGCTGCTGGCGTAGGGTTTAATTCCAAAACCGCTTCTTGGCAAGCAACCCGCGTCACCTTCGGTGATGAACTCCGTGAGTCTTCTGAAAAGGATCCGAACATCGAGGCCGTCGGTATCGGCGGTCAGATTTACGGTAAGCGTGCCGATATGATTATTGTCGATGACGCGGTCACCCTCAAGAACGCTAATGAGTTTGAGAAGCAGATACGCTGGTTAACCCAGGACGTCCGGTCCCGTCTTAACCCAACCGGTAAGTTGATTGTTATTGGTACTAGAGTTGCATCCGTTGACTTGTACCGCGAGCTTCGCTCCGAGGACCGGTACCCAGGTGGGCTAGTCCCTTGGAAGTACTTGGCTATGCCAGCCCTTCTTGAGATAGATGAGGACCCCGACAAGTGGGTTACCTTATGGCCTGCCTCAGATGCTCCATTTGACGGACAAGAAGAGACAGATAAGAACGAAGACGGTCTATATCCTCGTTGGTCTGGTCGTAACCTTTACAATGAACGCCAAGCAATGGATGCGAGTACTTGGGCGCTGGTCTACCAGCAACAGGATGTATCTGAAAACGCAGCCTTTGACCCAGTATGTGTACGTGGCTCGATTGATGGAATGCGTAAGTCCGGCAGACTTGAGCCAGGACATCCGGGCCATCCAAAAGATTTAAGTGGTTTTACTATTATCTGTGGTATGGACCCGGCCATTGTCGGTGACACCGCAGCTATCTGTTACGCCGTAGATCGCGGTAGCAACAAACGCTACATCGTAGATGCTATGAAAGTGACTCGCCCCTCACCTCAGCAGATTCGTGACATTATCCTTAACTGGACTAGCCTCTATTCACCTAGTGAGTGGATTATTGAGAAGAACGCTTTTCAGGCTTTCTTAACTCAAGACGAAGGCATCAAGCAATTCTTGGCATCTCGTGGCGTTCTACTCAAAGAACACCATACCGGTTCTAATAAGTGGGACTCAGGCTTCGGTGTTGCATCTATGGCTACCTTATTCGGTAGCAAGCAACACGATGGTAAGCACCACCGAGATAACTTAATACATCTACCTAGTGA